TTACGCCACTGTGTAAAGTTTAGTGCATCCGAGTAACCAACCGCCCACTGGTTTGCTGTTGCAACCAATGTTACTAGTCCACCCCTATAAGGGGTTGCTGTAATATCGCGGTCTACAGCGGCTACGTTGGTTGTTGCACTTACGTCGGAGAATGTCCAACGCAGTTCATTATCTCTAGCCATAAAAATCTCCTTGGGGAGAGTAGTTTCCTACCCTCCCCGGTGTTCTTAGAACGTAGCCGATGAATCGCGACCTGCGGTCATAAACACGTTATCAAGCCATACACCAGCGTATTGTGCTACCGTAGTACCACTGTTAGGTGTTGCACGGAATACAACACGAATCCAAGGTTTCGTATTCTGGTTGATTGGAATACTGATAATACGTGGACCACCTGCAAAGCCAGCAATTCCAGACCTATCAAATGTCTGTGCTGATGCTGCCGTAGACAACGCAGTATTTGTAACTCCACTACCCGGTGTTTTGGTAAGCCCGAAGGTTGTTGCGGTAAGTGGAATCACAAACAACGGTTCACCAACTGCAAATCCAGTACCGGCGACACGAGCCACAAGAACTGTTCCTGCGGTTAAACCATGTGCGGACGCTGTTGTTGCAACACCAGCGACTACACCAGCCGAAGTTGTAACTACTGTTGCATAACTTGCAATAGGATTAACTGGGATTGATGCACCAATGTTTGTCCAGTCAGTACCGGCTGTACCAGTACCACTATCCGATGCTGCTTCAACTTCAATTTCAAACACTACACCACTTGTGTTCAATGGACCGATTGGCGCATAGGTACACCTAAGCCATCGTTCCGTTGCTGAAGTGCCACCAATGATTGCTGGGTCATTGAGGATTGCACTCGTTTCACCAGAAACTAAAAGGCTTTGGTCAGCATTAGTGTCGCGGAAACCAGCACGGTTAAGTGCATTGGTTGCACCACGATACCAAAGGCTTGCAGTAGCGGCTGTAGCCGATGTGTGAATTACAGCACCCGACGTAGCAGTTGAACTGTTACCATAGTTGACAACAGAAAACTGGTTAGCGGCGGCAAATGCTGTCTGCGCAAATCGCAGTGTAAGTTTATTATCTCTAGCCATAGTTGCTCTCCTTTCTTATTATGCGGAGACGCGAACCTTCATGCGGCCGATTGCTCGTGTGTGTGGGACCCAAAGTCCTACACCCCAGTCGAATACGACATTGTGCATGATGCCATTTTCCTTGGAAAGACCAAGGTACTGTGGCTTGAATGGTCCGCTCTGCCAACCCTGTACATAACCCGTGCCGTAACGAACAGCATAGATGTGTGAACACTTACCAGCGTCACCAGCAACACCGTTGTTGAGCGTGTCAGGAATGATGTGGGTTACGCCATCAGACTTACGTCCAACGGTACGCACGGTTGCATTCTTGTACTTCTCAACAGGACGTTGATAGTTGTCCTGTGTCATATCGAAACCAGCACCAATACCCATGACGCGGATATTGAGTTCGATACGACGCTTGGTTGCCTCATTCATGTACAAGACGACACCGTCGCCGTCTGGCGCGTTCATGTTGTCAAGTAGTTCTTGCATCTTAAAGATGAAGTTGTTCCCAGTGGTAGAGGTGTTAGTGTACAGGTCAGCAGAACCACCAGTAAGAGTAAGGTCCATTTCTGCTGGAATGTCATAATCTGCAACGTTGTTCATACGGTAAGCAAGACCCGGAAAACAGTCAGCGGAGTTTCCCACTGCTGGTGACGACGGGTCATTGTTTACGAACTTATCATTGAAGTCGTACGCAAAACCTTCGAGGAAGATTTGTACCTGTGCTTCAATTGGGTCGATGATATTCGTAGGCTGGTCAAGCAGGACGTGGTCAACCAGAATTTTGTTACGAATAAGATAGAGCGACTCTTCGTAGGACTTTGGCTTACCTTTGACTGCTACTGGCTCAGAGTTTACACCCGTCCAGTTAGGAGCAGGAATGTTCTGGTTGAGGTAGCGCATACCAACCTGTTTGAGCGACGGGCTGGTAAAAAGTGGGATGTCCTTAAGGGCATTCCAAGTTTGATGAAGAGATTTTGTAATCTCTTTGACGAGCGGGTCATTGCTTAGAGCGGCGTGGTCCGCCAGTGTAAGCGCACCATTGAAATCAATTGCCATTGTTTTTCACCTTAGATATTGTTACGACTACGAGTAATCCCAAGCAGTTGGCTTAGGGCAGAACGACCACCGTTTCCAGTAGCCCGATTGTTTGTTGGAGCCGTTGGTTGATTAACTGTTTGTGCGGTTCCACTTGGTGTAGGAGCAGTACGACCAGATTGAAGCCTAGCAAGAAGTTCAGGAGCCAACGATTTTGTGAGTTGCTCAACTTGCGTATGAACAAGAGAAGCGGCTTCCTGTGCATCCATGCCTCGCTGAATGAGTTGGTCCACAAAGGCTTCGTTCTTACGCGCCAGCGGATACTGGGTAAAAGCATTTTGCTTCTGTTGACCAACCATGTACTGAGACACTTGTTGCATTGCTTGCTGGTATCGGAATCTTTCCAACTCCGCTTGCAACTGCAACTGACTGGTCGTAGGGTCAATCAGGTCATTTGCTTCAAGGTCTCGATAACGACTTACAATCGCATCTTCTTGAGACTGCACTTCTCGCTGTCGCATCGCTGCTTGAAGGTCTTGTGCTGAATTATAACCATTTGATTCAAACTCGGAGATTACATCGTTCCAACGATTTAACCTACTGCTTGCATCATTTGCTTTTTGATTGACTTCTTTGAACCTGTCATAAGGTACAGGGCCGGGTTCACCTTTGTCGGTGACGGAAGTTTTTTCAACTCCCAATAAGTCATATACGTCATACGACTCGGAGACGGGACTTTGATTAACGTCTTGTCCACCTGCTCCGGGTTCGACGACATCCCGGACCATGTCCATAATTGCACTGGAAGTGCCCGCTGTGTCCAAAGCACCGTTCGGCGAGGCCGGTGTCTGTATCGC